CATTTGATAGCTTGCAGTCCAGATCCTTGCGCTCGCCCTTAACTTTACGTTGTAGGCAAGTGAAGCCATCAGGAGTAGGCCAACGTATTTCTACATTTCCATCCTTAGATATCTTTGTAGCTGCATCACTAACCCATGTCACAGCACTTTGTAGCGGCCCGAGAGTGTCTTGCAGCTGATTGTACAGCTGAGCACCAAAACGGCTTGTCACGCCTCGTTCTAGCCCCTCTCCCACTGTCTCGTATGCGCCTACGTCATCATTCCACTTGGATTTAGCTCCAAACAGTTTAGACATGTGCTCCATAGAGGTCATCATGGTTGCATTGTATCCCCAGGTCATTACAGGTATCTTAGCTGCTTTCCTGGTAGCTAGGTATTTCCACTCAACAGGAAGAGTATCTTTCCAGTCACTTGCTACTTTCTCATAGATGTCAAGGTTTGCTTCCTCAACATGCATCCCCAAGTGCTTAGTGATCGCATTGCTACGTACCACAGCAGACCAATGTTGGAGACCAGAACAACGGCCATCCAAGGGTATAAAGGCAGGAAGGGGAGTGCTGTCATCAAGATAATATCTACGTATAAGGTCAGCACAACCCAAATAGCAGTACGGTTTATCAGCTTTCGCCCAAACATCTTTCGTTCCTTCTGGATCTTCAGCATGGCTTATCATTTCATTTACAGTCCACTCAATCTCTGAGTATCCATGTGCAGTTTCGATAAGAGTAACAAATCCATCTCTAGTTAATGGTTCAGCATAGGTAGGTACTACCATTGCTTTCTCTTGGTCGGCACCTTGTGGACTAAAGCCACATGTGGTGTCGGTGTACATTCTTGATCTGCTATCTAGGAAGTAGGGAAATCTAAACTTCTTACCCAGAAACTTCTTAGCAGATGACAAAGCTCTCTTGTACATGTATGCGGAGGAGGTCTTGTCAAACTCTGGAGGGAACTTAGCCAGTATATTAAGTATGAAGGAGTTAGTTTCAAACTCTTCACTAGCCATATCAGATGTTATGTGTGCGACACTACGGTTCTTAGCGTCACTAATGCCTCCTCTTATTGGAGCCCTTGGTATCTCCTCGCCCTCAAGCTTAGGGAAGGACACTGCGGAGTCTGGTGCTCGCTCACAATCTAGGTCAAGGTCTAGAAACTTCTGTGTAGGCAAGACTACTCTCTCATCCATACCTCTTTCAAACTTAACATAGCCAGAAAGTTCCATCTCTCCCATGAAGCGAAGTGCTACATTGAAAGGGTCTGAAGCATCCAACATCTTTTTGGCCATTCTAGGTACTACTGAGTGCAGTGGTAAGTCAAAATGCAGAGGTAGAGAGTATAGGCAATGCATGTAAGCTCTTTCCCATCTACCTACCTTATACTTGTCCCAATGTCTTTGGTTTACATCTTCGGGTCTTGTGAACCCTTTTGCACGTTTAGGTATAGGCAGCATAATGCCGCCATCAAGTTGAATCATACTGCCTCCTAGTTTAATCTAAGCTTAACCTGAGTAAGTTAACTTACTTCCTGGGCCACTTGTACCATAAGCCTCTTTCATTAGCTCTTGGCAGTGTTTAACTTTATCTAATATGTTTGGCCTAAAGTTATGCAAGCAATCTGAATAGCTTACAGACCTGCTGTATGTTACTCCTCCAAGCACAAAACTAAACTCTAACTCCCTGGTAAGAACACACAAGGTTATTTTGGCAGTGTGCTCAGTGTTTTGCTTCAGAATTATAAGCTCTTGCTCAAAATCAATAAAGTTAGACATCTGCTTCATCCTTATCAAACCGCCGTTCACCTACTTTACCTAAACGTAGTTTGCCTTTACTGCTTTCTTCGAGTGCATAGACCTGGAAAATCTTACCCACTGGAGAGTCCTTGTGCTCACAATGTTCCATGCCAACATCTTTTGCATAGTTCACCACGTTGAACATCTCTTCAGCCATCTCGTGAGTCCAGCCCTTACCAAGCATACACTTGATAGTCTCCCCACCCTTCCAATCAAACACTAGGTTGGCCACTTTCCCAGCATACTTACCAGTACCTTCCTCGTAACCTATGCATCTCAAGTCATAGTCAACGCCACGGACTTTCTTCATAACTCGGTAGCCCTTGTGACCAGCCTCCCAACCTGCATCCAAGTCTCGGATGACTAAACCTTCCTCGCCAGATTGTATAAGTAAGGTGAGTCGAATGTCGATAGCTGCTTCATCTTCAGCAATTAAGCAATGTAGGACATCAATATCAGGGTGACGACCGCCAAAAGGTGCTACCGCTTTTGTGACTTGTCGTGCTAAGAACATGTAACGCTCTTCAAAAGTTTGTGAGCTCTTGCCTGCTTTAAATGAGTCTAAGTCTACAATGTCAAAGAAGCTCATTCGTAACAAATGTGGCAGAGTGTTGAAATCTTCCCCTAAAGGTTTGGTACGATTAGGATTAACCACGCCAGAAAGTTGTTCTAGTGAAGCTATACTTTTGGGAACCCACATTTCACCCATGTAAACGCCATCACAAAGGTTTAGCATTTCAATCTTTTCAGCTATCTCCTCGGTATTAGTAAACAGGTTACCAGTACGCGAGAAGATGGCCACAGTTCCAGATGAGATAACTGTTAAGGCGCAAACCCCATCACGTTTGATTTGGGTAGCAAAACGCTTACCAGTTTTGTTCTTCTCAGTAACATCATCGTAGTGTTTTACTAGTTGAGTTACTTTGTTTGACTTGCGATGGTTCTCAGGCAAGTCAAGGTGTTGAAATATATTCATAAGATTCTCCTAATGAATTGTCCCATCTTTTGGGGTTGTTTTATCATTGACCATTAGATCCATGATGGTTGCAGACATGGTAAACACTCTCTGAGCGTTTATTAGTGTCTCTAGCTTATCTTCAAAACTTAGCTCCGACTCTTCTAAGTCAGATACAAAGTCTGTTACAGCCTCGCTTGCTGCTTTTAGCACTTCCTTCTCTGTGTATAACATCACTTTTCTCCATATTGCGCTAGTAGCCTTTCAAGAGATACAAACTCCACATCATGGTCAGGTTTATCATAGCGGTTGGTATAAGATTTCAAATGCACAAAGCCACGTATCTCAGTATTACAAGCTCCACGATAGCCTTCATCATGCATGTAGAATGATCCAGCACATACACCAAAGTGAGCCTCACCCTGCAAGTTTTGTCTGCGGCCATACTGGTACTGTTGTTGGTGGCCATGAACAAAACTGTGAGGAAACTTGTTCAGTTTGTTCTCAATACTTCCACCTACAGCTCTACCAGACATAGCATTAGGCATAAAATGCATAAAGCAAATATCTTGCACCCACAGAGGGTCTAAGAACTGATTCACAGACCAACCTTGCTTTTCGATAAAACTGTCTAAGTCAAAGCAACCCTGCAATACTGGCTGGCTTTCTATAAACCGGTTCAGTCGATTCTCATGGTTGCCCATTACAAAGTGCTTGTTAGGTTTATAATGAGGTCGTCGACCCGAAGCATTTAGCTTGTCAGTCTCTGCCATGATAAGTTTGAAAGCATTAAAGCCTCCCTCAAGATCATCATGAAGCCTTTGGTTTTCTTTTTCCAAGCCAGAAGCATACGAGCTCAAGCTTGGAAAATCCCAGTGGTCACCTATATGCACGATAGTAGATGGCTTGTGCTTCCAGATGTATCTGGATAAAGCTTCCAAGTGCTGGGTGGGGGATGAGTTATCTACCTGTGTGTCGGCGATAACTAGTATATCTCTATTCATTTCTTGCTCCGTTTGACAGGCTTTTGCTTGCCAGTTTTAAGGTCGAAAGTTGGATGTATTACTCCACTAGGGTTGCCCTCGTGGTACTCAAGATAGTTTGCTAGGTTCCTTAGCCAAGTTATTGGGTCTCGGTATGCTAGGTTTACCTTGGTAGTCCTAAACAACATAGCTGCTAAAACTTTACCTTCACCTACGTTACATGATCTGCAAAGTACCGAACGACAATGACCATTCTTGTGTGAGTGGTCAAGTGCTGAGGCATTTCCAAAAGCTAGTGGGCCATGACATATAGGACACTTAAACTTCTGCATGGCTGCTTTCTGTTTACGGTACGTACTTATGTCATCTGAAGTTCTGAGTAGTCTCTTAATCAAAGCCACTTACAAACTCCCCAGTAACAATGTTCATGTACTCGTCACGGTTATCATAAGTCCATCGTTTGATTACTTCATCCTTGTGCTCTCTAACCATAAATAGTAGGTTAGCTTGAGTCTCTAGCTTCTCTTGCCAAGCATCCTTAAACCTGAGAGCGTACTGGTGAATGACAACTTTAAGTGCTGCTTCCACATTGCCAGACTTTACCAGCATATCATAAGCCGCTCCTGGGCCTACTCCTTCCCTGGCAACATAATCTTGGCCTTTCTTTGCACCAGACTTGTACTTCTTAGGTACTCTAACCCCACACCCAACTATCCAGTCAGTGGTGTCACCTGTAAGCATTTGGAAGTATAGGCCAATGTCTCCAGTAAAGTGGAATTTAGTTTTCTTGACCTTGCCATCAGGCTTCAAGATAACCTCCTTCTTCAGAGAACCATTCTTTGTTATGGTTACTACCTTCCGAGTTTCCTCATCCAAGTGTTCACCAGGAACTTGCCTTAAGTCTTTGTCAAGACTCCAAATAACTGTGTTGTCTGTTTGGTGTGTGCCAAGTAGGTCATCAGCTTCCATCCATTTGACATAGTGAGTGTTTAGGTTTTTCACTCCCCACTGTTTTGCCCAAGCTAAATTGACTGGACGCTCCACAGTATCACGGTTAAACTTGTAATCATCTACTAAGTGATCACGGAAGTTGTAGTTAGTTGTTACAAACATTATGTAGGAGTTACAACCAGCAGCTTCCATCAAGTCTTCTATTTTCTTGTTTACATACTTAGCAATCATTCGACGAGATTGGTCATCATCCTCATTAAAAATACAACAAGGTTGGTAGATGACTATATCTCCATCTATTAACAAGGTCTTATCAACTACTTCATAGTCAATTAACCCTAAATCTTCTAAAGACATAAGCCTCTCCAAGTTAAAGCCAAAAAAGCCCAGACTAGTATTTAGTCTGGGCAACCAATTAAAACATTGGGCCTTCTGGCATGGGTTCATCTGCTTGTGCAGTTGAATCTTGATCAGCTTCTTGTTCAGCGTCAACTTCAGCTGCTAGTTGGTCAAGGTTAGATTCGTCCAACTCTTCAATACCAAGAGAGTCTAAGTCTTCTTCACCACCACTACCTACGTATTCCACTAGCTCGGTTACGCACACAGTTTGTGGGTAAAGGTATAAGCCATTCTTGCCTTCAACTGGACGGAACTGGAAGTGACCTTTAGTACCATTACCAAGAGAAGTTTCCTGGTCAATAGTCAAGCCATTTAAATCTTGGACTTTACCTTTAACACCGATTTGCTTAATAGCAAAAGATTCTTTACGAACACCTTCAGCGTTTGCTTTACCAACTAAGGCACTTTGAGAGAACTTAACTAGAACCATGTCATCTTCTAGGTCATCTTCATTTAAGAAGTC